CACGATGAGCCATACGACCAGTGATTGTACCATTAGGTATTACAAACCCATGTACTCTATTGTCTTCTTGTACAGCCAGTATCCATGAATCAATCTGAGCTATACGTTTTTGTAGCAACAGAAACTCTGCTATCAAGCGAGCTTCAGGAATTTTTTTAACTTTAGCTAAAGACGATTCATCTACAATAGGTTGACCAGTCGGAGTAAATCGATTAGGTTTCCAACCAAAGTCTGTAAGGTACTCACCGATTTGTTTACGAGAACCTAAATTAAAAGGTTGTAACTTTTGTCTCATAAAAGGTAAGTAACTTTTTTGTGCAATGAGTTTGTCATATTCTTCTACAGTTAATCCTGATTTAGATAACGTACCATCTTTCTTTAGTTTAGGTATAACATGTTTGACATCTACCATTTTAGGTTTAAACACCTGCTGTACTTCGTTCTCAACTTTAAACATACGTTCTTTAAGTTGAGCTACTAACATCATGGCATACTCTTGATTAAATTCAAACCCAAAGTCTTCTTGATCTTTTAGAACTGAAGCTACACCATGTTCTAGCTTGACAGATTCTTCATCAAACTGTTCACCTTCCTGTAATAGTTTGTTGTATACTTTTTCATTTAAGATTACATCCTTCTGACAATACTTAAGCATGTCTTGTGAAAACGAATCCCAATCTTCAGGCTGTTCATCTTTAGTAAAGCCAATAATGTAGCCCCACGTTTTTAAACTATGACCATTCTCACGTACTGGATTAAACAATCGAGACATGACTAATGTATCTTTAATCTTATGCTTAGTTAAGTCGACTCCGTAAAGTTTTTTAATAACAGGTAAATCAAAACCTAAAATGTTATGACCTATTAATGAGTCAGCAGATTGTAAATACTCTATGCCTTCTTTAATTTTGTTCGGACCAAATGAAACTACCGGCTCACCTAAAGGTTTAGCTACAATACACCAAATCTTATCAGGCTTTAAACCATTAGCTTCTATATCAAATACAATTTCTTTCATGTCTTCTCCTAAAATGGTAGATCGTCAAGCGTTACATCATCTGTAACCTCACTCATTCTACCAGTATCTGAATTATAAAGCAAGCTACAAGCTAATCCTGTATCACCGGTGTACCTAGATTTAAGTACACGAACTTTGGTTGTATTGGATTCTACTTCATCGTCTGCTTGTTGATTTCTTTCTAAAGCAATCACGCAATCTGATAGTTGTGATATACCTTGTGAACCTTTAAGATGAGATAGAGATACTTCAATACCTTGCTCATGTCCTTTCTCTCCTGCTGCTCTTCTAAGGTGAGATACTAAGAACATACCTACACCGGTCTCTTCCACAAGAGAACGTAATCTATTCATTAAATTATCAATACCTCTACGTTCATCCATCTCTGTAAGCTGATTGACTAGCATATGTAAGTGATCTACTACAACCCATTGACATTCACAACCGACAATCATGTATCTAAGTTTAGAAAATATCTCGTCAATATCTGTAGCTCCAAGATGAGCATGAATAAATACTTTATCTTTCTGAATAACTCTATCGAATAACTCGGTAAGTTGTTCATCAGTATACTTTTTACGTTTCTCTTCAAGATACAAACGATCATTAGCTTCTATAGAAACCAAACCATCTGCAGTCTTTAACCAATTTTCTTCAAGAGCTATGATACCTACGTTGTCTGACGTATGTTTAATTAAGTAATGAGAAAGCTCTCGTGTGATGCTTGACTTACCAAGTCCTGTACCACCAGTCAATGTAACTAACTCTCCCTTACGCATACCATAAAGCTTTTTGTTTAAGCCTTCCCAAGGATAAGCAATGCTATCTTTCTGTTCTCGATACAACCACTTATCTTTAGCACTAGACAGTTCCATGATACCTGATGGTGTGTATGTCTTAGCATCCCACCAAGCTTTAGTAAACTGGGCATACTGTCCTTGTTCAAGCATAGCATTAGCATCTTTAAAACCTTCAGGCAACGAAACTATCTTAGCCTTTCCCGGTTTTATAATACGAGCAACCTTACGTGCTGCTTCTCTACCATGTTTGTCATTGTCAAAACAAATGATAACATTATCAAATGATTCAACAAACTCTATGCTGTCTCTAATATCTCGTACTGCACCTTGAGCACCACGCTTTATAGAAACTGATGCCCACTTCTTATCAAAGATTTCGTATACAGACATTGCATCACATTCTCCTTCGGTAATCGTAAGGTACTTACCTCCCTTACCAAAGAGTTGCTCTCCAAATAATCCTGTTCCTTCATAGCCACCATCAACTGCAAAGCCTTTCGTACTAACTGTTCTTGTCTTTGTAGAAACAATCTCATTACTATTATAATAAGGGTATATATGTTTAGCTACATGTCCTTGACTATCATAAACCACACGAACCGCATACTTTTTAGCAACAGCTTCACTAATCTTTCGATCAGTTAAGTCACCAAAGACTCCGGTGTATGAATTTAAAAATGTACTAGGCTCTTTGTGGAAAGCCATGTCTACAATGTTCCCATCAACTTCTTGTTGATAGTTTTTGTAGTGGTGTTGGCAACTAAAACAGTAGCCTGAACCATCTTTGTTTGTAGATACTGGGTCACTACCTCCGCATTTAGAACAAGGTAGTTTGTGTTTATCCCAATTACTTTGATCCATTTATTCTCCTCATAAAAAAATGAGGGCAAGCTATGAAAACCTGCCCTCGATTTAACGTATATACTAATGTTACTTAGTATCTGTATCATCAGTAGTGTCTTCTTCAACAACCTCTACTGGAGAAACTACTTCTTCGACTATAGCTTCTTCACTTAAGTTGTTAGTGACTACATTACTGAATAGCTGACTGGATGCATCTAACACTTGCCTAAGTTGATTAGTAAATGCTAACATACCTACAGCCTGCTGTGCTTCATTAGATAACAATCCTGTATCATAAACTTTAGCTGAGCCATCGTCTTGATTAATTGTTATTGGTGAACCTTGAAATTGTGGAGTATCTGTCATTAGAATTCCTCCCCATCTAAAAGCTCTGCACCATCTTCTGATCTGTACTCTACTAGATCAAGTACTTGGATAGCTTGTAAATCTAAACCTGCATAAGGTCCATATTTATTCTCTCCTTCGTACTCGTTGTATTGTACTCGCACTTTAGAACCATTACCAACTGAATAATTAACTTCGTTCTTCTCAGCATCTAACAATCTGGGTGCTGTGCGAACCATTCCATTAGGTCCGTTAACTTTTCTTTTGATAACAATAGATGGACCTTCATCCATCTGTTTGATCTTGTGTCCTCGTGACGCAAAATCATTTGCGGTATCATCATCAACCACTAGGTTGACTGTGTACACCGGCTCGAATTTTGTATTAGGTGTTTTAATACTTGCCCAATACGCAGTTCCATTTACTACTGCCATATCTTTTCTCCTTTATTATTTAACAGTATTATAAAAACCATAGCTAACTCTTTCGAGTTGGGGCTATGAGCCAGTTGCCCCATCACCTCAGATAACTGAACCAAGTAGCTCCTTGAGGAGGATGGAGATAGAGGGCTAATGCTACTTAGTGACTCAAGGAAAGCCTTTAATATTAAGGTCATTGTCTTGAGTAAGTGCATTATACCATCTTTACAAATCGTATGCAAGCATTTTTTCTAAAAAGTTTTGCATACCTGATTGTTCATTTGAATTTATATATAAATGAAAGCTATCAGACTCAGGCATATAGTGTACTACATGCCCATCTTTATTTTCATATATATCTTTATAGTTTTCTGTACAAAAGTTATTCCACTCTTTATATTCAGAGTTTGTTAGTCTATAAAATTCTTGTTGCATTTAATTCTCCAATACTTTAATTGATAATTTACAATCTGTTACATCACCATTACTGGTAAATGAATTAATATATTGTATCACAGCAGACTTTAATTTACTAGGTATTTTTTTGTCAAACCGAAGGTTATCTACTTTGTTATTTACAATATCATATTCGACAAGAAACTTATAGTCTCTTTGTAATGAGACGTTCGCAATAAACTTACCTAGTTTGTTGTTTGTTTTAGGACACGTAACTATAGGAGTAAGAATACTTGGAACATGTAATTGTGTTTCAGGATCATAAGTTCTTTCCATTATAAATAATTCTTTCGGTTCAGTTGTAATTTTAACAACTGGAACTTCAGGTTTTTCAATGTATACTGGTGCATGCTCATGTTTATCCAACGCAGTAGCTACGTCTTTAATATTATCCATCATGATGTATTGCATCTGTTCAAAGTCTATGCCTACATCTACTATATACTCTTCAATATTTTCAAGGGTTGTTTTGTTAGAACTAATTCTTGTATCTAGTAATACTAAGGCAGTATCTAATCTGTCCTGCTCTTGTACTCTGATAAAGATATTTGTTCCAACAACCAATGTTAATAGTGTTATTAGTGTTGTTACAATTTTCATTGTCTTCTCCTTATTAATTTAAAACCATTTAACCATTTACGTTTTTTGTAAATTTCTGTCGTGCCATCAGCATATCGTAATTCAATTACTCCGTTATCAGCGTGTAGTGCTGTTACTTTGTTACGTTCTTGTTGTTCTTCAAAGATTTTATGTACGTCATACTCTGTCATTGTTCCTCCACAATTCCTAACCATTTATCTATATAACTAAAATCTATTTGCTCATTGTCTGTTATAATACCATCAAAGTCTCCATGAAAAGCAGTAGGTTTAACAGTACAAAGAACATTACCATTATGAACAAACTGTATTTCTTTATTTGTTTTGATAGCTTGTATAACATCTAGTGTTGCATTTGATATGTCAATCACTATAGTTCTCTTTTATATATTTATAATCTTTTCTCTTTAATCCAAAGACTTCTCTAAGTCTCCAACATAATGTTTCAAGTTTATTTAGATCACTAAGAAACATATCTTGACATTCATGTAATGTACTTACTGTATTATCTAAATGATTAAGACACTCAATGTATTTATCTAACTCTTCAGGAGTTAGTTCAATTGTTGTTTTAGTTTTTAAATGTTTTACTTTCATTTTCCTTGCCCTCTATAAGCTTTGTAGGTTTTTCTTTTTCTTTTATTCATAGTAGAGAAACCTACGTTACCTCTACCAATTGAAGTTTTTTTCTTTACACTTTCATGTATAACTTTACCTGTTGATGTTCTCATTGTATGTTATCAACCTTATCTTCGTTATTAATTAATGTGTTTCTTAGTTCAACCTCATCATCAATTAAGATTCTATATGTTCTAAGTTCTTGTAAGTCTATTACATTCTTAACTAACTTAATATTTTTCTGATCTGATTGTCTTCTAATCTTTTTAATATATAAAAAGTTTTCCATACAAACTACATTGTCTACTAATTCGTGTATGCTTTCTGCAAAATTAATTATAACACACGATTCGTTATTTTCATCTATTACTTCTACTAAATAACTATCCATCTATCTCCTTACTTTATATATTCCTGTTGGTTTAATTTTCTTAGGATGTTCTATTTCCATAACACTTTGGAAAATTTCTGCGATAAGTCTACCATTTTCTTTCTTGCTTGTCAATGATACTAACAATACATCTTCAATCTTAGGTTTCCAAGTCTTCCAATTTTTTTTTATTTGATCACTCCAATACCATTCAACCATTGTACCCTTATCGTCATACTCATAGACTTCAAAGTCTACCATGAGTATTGTGTTGGTAAAAAACCTACTCTACCTTGAACTTCTTCAAGAGTTACAGTAGGACTTGTTGAATTTCCTTCATCATCTACACCTAAGATTAATCCATTACCGGCTACTCTCACAGCATGTACATCACCACCATACTCAAAGAATAACTGATCTTCTACATACAATCCTTCATCATCCACATAGATACCATCTGTTTCATCAATACGAACCACATCAAAAGTTCTACAGTTTAATAGCTCATAGATATTATTTAAAGTATTATCATGCTCTACCTCAGTTATTGATTGCTCTTTTACATTTATTAATATTGCTTTCATATATCATTACCTCGTTGTTGTTGTGCCATATATTCTAAATCTTGTGATGATACTGCATCTGTACAGAGATTGGATAAAAACTTTATAATTAAAAAGTTTACATACAAATCATCTTTTGAAAACCCTTCATCATAATACTCGTCTACTATAAAATCAACACAGTCTTTTTCTAAGTCAGGTCGTGTTTCTAATTGCCACATCTCACCTACTGTATCGCTTACATATTCTAATATTTGTTCTCTGAATTCATTACTCATTAGCTTTTTTCCTCAATCATTTGTTTAAGTTCATCAATTTGATTTTGAAATGAATCAATTTCGTTTTGCACTTCACTATATAGTCTCTCATATTCATCATGGATATGCTCCATTGCATACCTGTGATTGTCTTCAGTAATTTGTTTGTTATCAAATATATCGTTGTGAATGTCGGCTAATGGTTCTGAATATTCAATAACGTCTTCGATATACTTTTTTAAACCATCTAATGCTACATGCTCTACTGCTGTTTTATCCATGCTATTTTATCTCACTAATTAAATCATCAACCATTGTAACTTCGGCAAAGAACTCTCTAGTTCCTGTACCTTCTGGAAGGCTAGGTCTATTACACCCTGCAAAGCTACCATTGCTTTTATACTCTTCACCAAAAAAAGAAGTTTCAGTATACCTTAGTCGGTTACCTATATTTTCTTTCAGTTCTTTTTTACTTTCGTAATTTAGTATCATCATACTACTGCCCTCGCTTCTATTAAATTATTAACAACAAACCCTGAATAATCTTTCTTAGCAGGTCCTTTAGCAGTCAGTCCAACTACTACATTAGACTCGTCAAGGAATCTCATATCGTGTTTGTCACCATTTATTACTTTGAGACCTCGGAAGGTATCAGGTAATTCTTTTCTAAATACAACAGCTTTGTTGCATTGTACATCATCAAATAACTTTGCATACTTGTCGTTAGCTTCTGAGTAACTCCAAGTCAAATGATAGTTCTTGATATGTGAAACTTTTCTAGTAGGTATCTTGGTGTAATCATAAAACAATACATCAGGAAATATGTCAAATACATTCCTACCATCAATCAATTGATGTTCCCATTGTATATCTGAAGTACCATTGAGTCTAACACATGGTATCTTATCAAGCTTGAAACACTCTCCAATAAACTTGTTGATGTCCTGTATTAGATACTCCATAAAGGTATCGTATTCATCTAAGAACAGCAAAGTCTTACGTATTCTAGATTGTTGTACATTAGAAAACTTACCCATACCTGCTGTATTTAAACAAGGCTCATGGCATTTAGCAACTGTAGCATATGGACATATAGTACGTTTACCATCAGCTAAATTATGTGGTGCAAGATATAATATTCTACTAAAGTATTTATCTTGTATCTTGTTACTCTTATCAATCTTCATACTACCCTGTGATAGTAATTTATAACTTGGCATATTTATCTCCTCAAATAAAAAAGTGTGTAACTAAGTAGTGCATGGTGGTATAGTTCTTATTTACTTTCAACTTTAACCTTTCTTAAGTCCTCTTGCTTGTAATTAAACTTGCATTCACTTGTATAGGATTTTACAAAAGCTCACTCCCACTTAGCTACACGTAAAGGTTTTTGAAAGAGAACCATAAAACTCTTAGTACTTTTCGAGTAGAGGTATTTGTACTTACCTTTGTATTTAAAGTCTAATTAGACTAAGCTAAAGGCTTTTCTGAAAAACCTAGTAAATACATTACCATTGGCAAATGTATTGTAAGAGTCCATAACTTCAAATGTATCTTGAACATCTAAGTTATTTGCAACTTCAAGAACTTGCATACTCTTATTAGCTTCATTCAATTTAACAAACCTTCTGAACCAAAGCTCTCTAGCAGGATTGTCTTTTTGACTATAAATAGAAACTTTATCTTTGTGATAGCCATCGAATGTAGCACCAGTAGATATCTCATTACGATCTTGAACAGCTCTGACTCTTAGGATATTTACTCCTAACTCAGTTCCTCTATTCCAAATCTTTTGAATTGATA